GTATCGTGGAATGATATTTATTCCTGAATTAATTAGTTAACGATTGCTCAGTTATCATTTATAAGTTATTATGATTTGACAACAGATCATCGTTGATTCATTGTATTCAACATTGACTGATTGGTTTATCAACCATTTGGCAAAATTAAACATTAACAAGTTAAAAGTTAAGGAAAGTTATGGCATTAGATCTATCAAAAGTAAAGTCTCGCCTTGAGGCTCTAAAGAACCAAGGCACAAAGTCCACTCATCTGTGGAAACCATCGCCGGGCAAGCAAGTGGTACGTATCGTACCTTACGCCCATAATCCCGAAAATCCGTTCATCGAACTGCATTTTCATTATAATATGAACGGCAAGACATATCTGTCTCCGTCTTCATTTGGTCGTCCTGACCCCATTGTTGAGTTTGCCAACAAGCTCAAGAAGTCGCAGGACAAGGAGGAATGGAAGCGTGGTCGCGCTCTTGAACCCAAGATGCGTACATACGTTCCCGTTCTTGTTCGTGGACTAGAACACGAAGGTGTCAAGTTCTGGGGCATGGGTAAGAGCGTGTATCAAGAACTTCTGAGCCTGATCGCTGATCCTGATTACGGTGATATCACAGACCTCAAGAATGGTCGTGACATCGTTGTCGAGTTCAAGACCGCTGAAGAGACCGGCAAGTCCTTCCCAGAAACATCTATCCGTGTGAAGCCAAACACTTCGCCGGCGTTCGATCCTTCGGACAAAAATATTCTGGATAAGGTCAAGAACCAGAAGAATGTCACCGAGTTGTTCCCAGAGCTGACTTATGATGAGTTGGCCGCTGCTATGGACACTTGGCTGAATTCGGCTGATCCAGACGGTGAAGTTGCTCCAGCCGCAGCTGGCGCTGAAACAACTGAAGAAGTTGAAGAAAAAGCCACCGCTGCAGCCGTCAAGGCTAGCACAACTGCCAAGGCAGCTGTCAAGTCTCCTTCGACCAAGGACATCGCTGACGAGTTCAAGGATCTATTCAATAGCTAAGAATAATAGTCGGTTGAACAAACAACAGAGCTTGCCCGACGCGTCGGGCATAGGGCAGGCTTTTAATTAAACCTTAAATTATTCTAAATTATGGCTAAAGAAAAGAAACCTCGTATTGAAACAGAAGTAGAATCCGCCAGAGACGAACTGGCAGATGCTCTGGTAGAAACACTAAACAAGAACAGTGATGACGGTAAGGTCGCATTCTTTTTGGACTCACAAGATGATCCTTCGCAGATCCTCGACTGGGTTTCAACTGGAAACGACTTGCTTGACCTGTGTATCGCTAATCGTCCAAACGCAGGATTTCCTGTGGGACGCATTGTCGAAGTCACTGGTCTAGAGTCTTCGGGCAAAAGTTTGCTCGCTGCTCACCTACTCGCTTCTACCCAGAAGAAGGGTGGAGTGTCCGTGTTCATTGACACGGAATACGCTGTCGCTCCAGAGTTCTTGAGCGCTATCGGAGTCAATATTCCAAAGATGGTATATCTCAATCTTACAACGGTTGAGGACATCTTTGATAAGATCGAAGAGATCATTATGTTAACCAGAAAGCAAAACGCTGACAAGAAGCGTGTGGTTACAATCGTTGTTGACTCCTTGGCCGCAGCTTCGACCAAGAAGGAAATAGCATCTGATCACGGTGCTGATGGCTTTGCTACAAACAAGGCTATCGCAATCAGTAAGGCTATGAGAAAGGTTACAGAACTGATTGCTAAACAAAACGTGTTGTTGGTTTTTACAAATCAACTTCGTCAGAAGATCGGATTTGTCGGTGTTGGAGACCCTTGGACAACAAGCGGTGGCAAAGCTGTGGCATTTCACTCTTCTCTACGTTTGCGTCTGAAGGCTATGGGACGAATCACAACAGCGGATAAAAACGTTGTTGGAATCAAGACAAAGTGTACGGTCATTAAAAATCGTATGGGCCCTCCTCTTAGAAGTGTCGAATTCGATATCTTCTTCGACCGTGGTATTGACAACTATGGAAACTGGTTGGAAAACTTAGTGGAGTGGGACATTGTCACCAACGCCAAGAAGGTAAAGGTTGCGGGTGAAAAGAAAACAAAGAAGCAACTGGAAGAAGAAAAGGAAGCCGATAAAAAAGCAAAGAGTCTTCAGTTCATCATGGAGGTTGAAGGTAAAGAACCCGAGACCGTCGTGTTTGAGAAAAAAGACTTTCCGAAGCTTCTTCTGGAACGTCCTGACTGTCGTGAATTCTTGTATAACAAGATGTGTGATACATACATCATGAAATATAAGACTGCGGATAATCAACTCGCAGACGATATTGAATTAGATGATAATTCTGAAGGATTAGAAGAATAAGATGATCGTGTGGAGTGAAATATCTCCACACGGTTCTTACAAAAAAATGCAAGACACAGACAAAAAGAAATTTCAATCTATATTTGCTCAGATCAAAGAGGAGCATAAAAACAATCCTCAACCGGCAAATAGAACAAAGAACAGCGACATATTGATTGTTGATGGAACCAACAATTTTATTAGATGTTGGACCGTTGTTCCTACCCTTAATGACAATGGTGAGCACGTCGGAGGAATTAGCGGATTCCTTACTAGTATGGCATATGCCATCAAACTGCTAAAACCTACAAGAGTCATTGTTGTGTTTGACGGTAAGGGAGGCAGTTTACGTAGAAAGAAAATATACCCAGAGTATAAAGAAAAAAGATCTATGACCGTAAGAGTCAACAGAGCCTACGAAGAAATGTCCGACCCAGATACCGAAAAGAAAGCTATGCTTCAACAGATGTCTCGTCTTATTGATTTTATGCGAGAACTACCAGTTAGTATTGTTTGTATAGACAATATTGAGGCTGACGATGCTATTGCTTATATTGCTACTCAAATGCACAAGGATGCTAAAGTGACCATTATGAGTGGAGACAAAGATTTTTTGCAACTTGTAAATGACAGAGTACAGATTTGGAGTCCGATTAAGAAAAAAATTTATGGTGTACAAGATGTCATCAATCAATATGGAGTTCATCCTACCAATTTTATTTACTACCGTATTCTTGAAGGAGACGATTCAGACAATATTGGTGGAATAAAAGGAGTTGGATTAAAGACCGCTATCAAATTGTTTCCTATGCTCACAGAATCTAAGGAAACGTCCGTGGAAGAAATATTGTTGAGAAGTAAAGATCAATACAATGAAAAGAAAGTTTATGCTAATGTAGCAGAGAACTCTGAGATTGTGGCTCGTAATTACAAACTGATGCAACTTAAAACTCCCGATTTCTCCGCAACGTTGCAGATGAATGTACATGATGCATCCGAAAGAATCTTTGAATACAACAAGGTTCAGTTCATTCAGAAAATGACACAACATCGCATGCAAAACACGATTTCAAATTATCACGTTTGGCTACAAGAAGTTTTTTGGCCTTTGTCTTTGCTGGCAAAGTCATAAAATTCTTCTTATAGTTTGACGATCACCACAGTTTAACCTATTGTATTCTAACAATTATGGCACCAGTAATTATTGACAACCTACACAAATATGGAATCGATTTTCAAGTCAAAATCATAGCAGGAATTTTGACAGACAAATCTTTTCTAGAAAGAATCATTGACATCGTTGAAACCGATGCCTTTGAAAACGAATCACACCGTTGGATCGTGAAAGAAATTATTCACTATTACAATGAATATAAAGATATGCCGACCTTGCAAGTGTTCAAGGTTAGAGTAGACACGATTCAATCCGACGATTTCAAAGCGTCCGTGGTTGAACACCTAAAGGGTGTATATATGAAGATTTCTGAAAAGGATCTTCAATTCGTAAAGGAACAATTTTTAGAGTTTTGTAAGAATCAGAAGCTGAAAAGCGCAATTGTTGAATCGGTCGATTTTCTGAAGTCTGGTGATTATGACAAAATCAAGTCTCTTGTTGATAAAGCAATGAAGGCTGGCATGGAAAGAAATTTGGGACACAACTATAACGTGGACATTGCAACACGTATGAGTGAGATGTGTCGTAAGGTAATTCCGACTGGATGGGAGGTCATTGACTCTCTCATGGACGGTGGTCTTGGGCCGGGGGAGCTGGGTGTTGTGGTGGCACCCGCTGGTGTAGGTAAATCATGGTTGTTATGCTCCCTCGGCGCCAAGGCTATGTTGGCAGGTAAGAATGTTGCTCACTTCACCCTTGAGCTTAATGAAAACTATGTGGGTCTTCGATATGACTGTTGTTTTACAGGCATCAATTTCCAAGATATCAAACATCATCAAGATGAAGTTGAAAAGAAGGTCAAGTCCATCAACGCTCGTCTTTTTGTAAAGTATTTCCCACTAAAGACGGTAAGTGCTCAGTCGTTGAAGTTTCACATTGAAAGAATTCAAACCCTTGAAAACTTCAAGATTGACGTAGTTGTTGTGGATTATGCCGATATTCTCCGTCCACTTGAAAAAGACAAGAACAGCAACAGCTATTCTGAGATGGGTGGTATATATGAAGAACTTCGTCAGGCAGCTGGTGAACTACAAATTCCTGTTTGGACAGCAAGTCAGACCAATCGAACTGGTTTAAATGAAGATGTGGTTCAGGCCCATAACGTGTCTGATAGTTACAGAAAGATTATGACTGCTGACTTTGTTATCAGTCTTTCTCGTAATGTAAGCGATAAGGCAAATAATACGGCAAGATTTCACGTAATTAAAAACAGATTTGGACCTGATGGTATTACTCTATATGCAAATATGGACACGGGTAACGGAAATATCCAGATATATGAGGGTACTTCCAGAGAGTCTATGGCAATTCAATCTGCTATGGATGATGGAGAAAATGATGTGAAAAATATGTTGAAAAACAAGTGGAATTCGCATAGACAGAAGGAAAATGGCGAAAACTCTGATTTGTAAACTATTTTTCCTATTTATTTTTTTTAAAAACTATTTATTCCCACACCATAAAAGAGGAAATACGATTATGACGATCTTTGACGAACAAATTGCACGCAAACCAAACAGATATCCTTGGGCACAAGAATACATTGACGCTATGTGGACCGGGCATTGGACTCCAAACGAGTTTACCTTTACCAGCGATCTCCAACAATATAAAACCGAACTTACTCCTCAAGAGCAAATCATTATCAAGAATGCACTGAGCGCAATCGGACAAATCGAAATTTCTGTAAAGAAATTCTGGGCTAAGCTCGGGGACCATCTTCCTCACCCCGCCATGTCAGATTTGGGAATAACAATGTCTAACATTGAAGTTATTCATAATAATGCTTATGAGAAGCTTCTGGATGTACTTCAGATGCAAGATGTATTTGAAGAAAATCTCAAGTTAGATATTATTCAAGGAAGAGTAAAGTATCTAAGAAAGTATCTAGACAAGCATTACAAAGATAATAGGAAGCAGTATATATACTCTCTTATTCTTTTTACATTGTATGTCGAGAACGTGTCTTTGTTCAGTCAGTTTTATATTATCAATTGGTTCAATAGATATAAAGGATTG